GGATCTGAACACCAGACCACGTTATCAGGAGCAGTAGTAGGATTGACGCTAGTAACCACAAGGTCAGCCATTTTAAGAGGGAACTTTTCTGCATCTGATAGACTTGTATCGAGTTGAAATTGAAGCATATAGTTTGATCTACCCATAGATGCTTCACGTTCTATGAGGTCTTCTTCGCTGAATCGGTCAGGATCTGTGACTTCCCACTCATCTGCACCCATATCTAGATCTTCTTGGATCTGAGGTGCTAGGAGTCCTTCGTACTGTGTAAGCTTGGCTTTTCTTGGGTATCTGGACGGCCAAACAAATGGTCTGTAATTCCGCTCTGCCAACTTACGATAAACAGTAAAAGTAGTCTGAGGAGTCCCGAGATACATAATACGGCTATCGTCTTTTGGCGTAAGGATAGATTCAGCTTCGGTACATAATTGTAAAAGTTTTTCACGCATTAACTCCGTCATACTGTTACCCGGGACTTCAACGTCATCTAAGACGATGAGGTCAGCACGAGATCCAGTTAATTGTCCTGTAATTCCTACTGATTTAACTGATGGTGCTTGGTGTGGTGTGCAGTTTACGTCAAATGATATACGAGACCATCTACTCTCATCTGACTTAGGTTGTAGGTAAGCTAACCACGGTGTTTCAATTATAAGCTTCTGTAAAAAGATAGACATGTTATCTGCACGTTCTTTAGACGCAGAGATAATCATGATCTTTCTTTCGGGGTCATTAAATAGAGTCCATAGAACAAAAGCACCAGTAATCCAGCTCTTACCAACTCCCCGAAACGCCTGTATCTGTAGTCGCTTGGGACCAGTCTGCAAGTAATCTGCAATCGCATATTGTGCCCTAGTTGGTTGAGGTAGACTCAGCTCCTCCCACAGTGCCTGTAGGAAAAGCTTGAAGTCTTGTTTAAGGGCGGTGATTATCTCTTTACTATTCATCAGTTATTTTTAAGTATGTCTTTAAGGAAATTAAGTTGCTTTGCACCAATTTTTTTAAGATTATATTTTTTACCCCATTTAGCATTTAAGTCTTTTTTAGTCATGCCTGACGCAAGATCTTCTAAAAATTCTTGATTAATGTCGTCTACAACTGTACCATCGTTCAGTACTAAAGGTAGCCTTTTTGTTAACTTGTCTTGTTCTTGAATAGGTATTATATTTAACCTACCTATGAACTCGTCAAACTGAACTTGCTTAACAAGTTCTTTTATATCAGGTACTTGGTAGTTTTCATGCACACCTATTAACTCTCCTTTATTATTATACTTAGACATTCGTTCTACTAATTCCTTAAAACTTATTTTAAACTCTGGGTTAAGTGCTTCCCATGCTTTATGTGCTTCATATACTACATTTTCAGATCTGTTAACTATTCCAGCCCACCGTCTAGTCATCTCCATTCGGTATTTATGGCTCTTTTTCATTTTAAGACGTTCTGCTTTACTAAAGAATGTAGGCATAACATCTCTGTAAAATTCATGTGCAACTCCGTGTGGTGTATCCGTACGGGCTGATGCACCTAAAGTACGTATAATGTTAGTTGTCCCTTCTCTTTGTGTAATACCGGGTCTAGCACCTCTATCTATAAGAGTAGTTACCATTTCCCAGTATTCATCACTACCCCATTTAACTCCATCAAATAAATGGATACTATCATAAAGAGGGTTGATATGATGAGCTTGAATAGCTTGAGTCTTGAGTCCTTTACTTTTTAAAAAACCTTCCCATGTCTGATTGGCAGCTACTTTACCTTCTTTTTTTAAAGCTTCAAAGTTACCTTTTAAACTCTCTGGTGTTAAAAAGTACTCCAACCAGTTACGCTTAGTAAGTTTCTTACCTCTTCTCATTCCTGACTTCATCACTGACCCACCTAGTGTATCAGTCATTTCATTTAATATAGGGCTGTTTAGGTCGTATAAGTCAAGATCAAATACACCATCTTTCATGCCCATTTTGTCCATACCAAATAATACTATTTTTTCGTACTCAGGGCTTGTAACTTTACTAAAACCTTTAGCTGCATCTTCTGATTTAGACATCATAACAGGTATTTCCATACCAGTATCAGTTACAGCTTTATTTCGATTAAATATGCTACCAGCTTCAGAAAATACATAGTCAACTACCTTTGTTAATCCTTTAGTAGCAGTAGGATTTAATGGTCCTTGACCACCAACCATAGTATCAGCTTTCATTCCTAAAGTTTCTAATACTAAATCTTGTGGGTTATTTATAGAATCAGAAGCTCCAATTCCAGTCAAACCTACTTCTAAAGATTTTAACGGATACTTTTTAATCAAATTCCCAGCAGCTGTTACTCCTCCAGTTAATAAACCGGGTTTAGCTACAAAAGGTGCAGCTAGTAAAGCAGCATCTACTCCAGCTGCTTGTGTCTGCCCACCTCGTACAAAATCATCTAAACCATTATCTATTAATAGTTGTTTCTCATAGTCATTAAGGCTAAGTGGATCTTGTACAGCTTTTTGATGAGTATACTGTAGATTTAACTTGTTTTGTTCTACAGGATCTTCACGAAATGTAGACATTGAAAAGACGTCATCTATAGTTTCTTCATAATTCATCTTATATGTGATAAAATAATTTGTTCTCGTGCTGTTTTACCAAATGTCGACCTCATCCAATCCAGCCATTGTTTACTACCTTTTTCCTGATTGCATCGCCTACACGACGGGACAACATTCGTTGCCACATCTTCTCCGCCCCTACATTTCGGACGTACGTGGTCAATGGTGAGTTTTTGTAATTCATAAGTTTCTCCGCAATAAACGCATGTACAATTAAAGTGCTCTTTGATAGCTCTTCTCCAGAGCCTTTTAGAATCTGAACTTGTCATGGTTATTAAATTGTGTAAATAGTGATCAGGGTTTGGTAGTAATGGTGTCATAGATTAACGCTTGCTTGCTCCGCCTCTTCCACGGTTAGTTTTTCTGCTTTCTTCGACTATCTTGCCATTCTTATGTGACAAGTCAGTCTGTGGACCAGTTCCACGTTCTCTTCGTATCTTCATAAGGTTACGTCGATACTCACGCTTGGCTGGTGTGTTGTTAATCTTTTTGTTGTCACGTCTATGTTTTTCACGTGACTCTTTGTTCTTCCGATAGAACTTAGCTGTCTTACCGGGGTTTGGGCTTAATTTAGGTCCTGTTCTTGCCATAAAGTCTACTCTTTACTAAGTCTGGATCTACCTTCGGTATTATAGAAGCTAGTTTATCTAGTGGGCTGCCTTCAAGAGCAATACCTGTAATGTCGTTAGTTTTTAACCAATCACATGCTGCTTTCAAATCTTGAGTCTTAGCTTCGCCACACTTTATCAAACGTAAAAATTCTTGTGTAACAAGGTAGTGAAGCTCGTTAAAACTTTCTTCGTCTGCTTTCTTTGGTATTACTCTTGTTTCAGTCATTTAATGTCTAATCCTTTTTTGACTATTGCTAGAGCTTTGTCATCTAGCTCGTTATCTGTTTGTTCTACTAACTTCTCTAATAGATCTACGACAAATACTTTAAACTTGTCACTCTTTAGAAATGTAAGTACAAGTGGTTTTAAAATTAATAACATTATGCTTCGGTGGTTGTAGTGGTTTTCTTGGCAGCTGCTTTCTTTTTCTTTGCAGCTTTTGCTTTCTTAGCCTTTTCTTCGGCTTCCCATTGTAGTGTTAATGAACTCATTAGAATAGTTTAAATTTCTTTTCTTTTGGTTGAGGTGGTAATAATGATTGTATAGGTACGATGTCTTGACACAGAAATGATACCCGTGTATTAGGTCTTATGGTAAACCCTTGACGTTGTAGTTCTGCACATTTAAGTGCTCGTACAAGCTCGTAATCTAATTGCATCTTTTCCTCTTGACGCTTGGCAATGCGTCTGCATTGTTCAAGACCACTCTTATCTAGAGGAACCATAAAGTTAACTTGAAATCCCCAGTTCTCAGATAAAGTATAACTACTTGGAGCCATACCTGTATCTTCTCCTATCTCCCAAGGTTTCGTGTGATTGCCCATATAAAATGGACTAAATGTCATTGTTGATCCATTACATGATATGTTAGGACCATAGTTTTGACGTGACATCGAGCCGTTGTTCTGAAACTGTACGGCTTGGTTTGTCACATTACCTGTAGCTGCTGCCACAGGATTAGAACTATTATTTGTATCTCCTTCTGCTAACGCTGGTCCTACTGAGAGAATACAGACAGCGATGTAGTAGTGGAGTTTATTGTATAGTTTGTGGTTGTATCCCACTGCTCTACTAAACCAGCTGCTCTGGTTGTTGTTTCTAGTGTCCACGGTAGTGTTGTGTCAGTAACTGTAAATACGACATCGCCTCCAGCGATACCAGCACTAGCTGCTGCTGAGATGTTTGACCCAGACCAAGTGTTTACTTCAGCTCCGAAAACCTGAATTTGCTCGACCTCGGTTACTACTTGAGTTGTAGTTGTGGTGCTGTTCATCGACCCTGTAGTAAACTGGGGCGTGACAGTATTAGCTCTTGCAACTGTGGGTGATAACAATGCTAAGAGAAGAATTAGTTTCTTCATGTCTTTGGTTTGTTTTCTTTATCTTTTTTACCATTACCAGTAGACAAGCCAAATGT